AAGAACCTGTTTGGGATTTATTTGGTGCTAAAGAAATTGTAGAGCAACTATTTCATATTAGTAATCATTTTGATATTGTTAATCAGCACAAACCTACAAACATTGATCAACTAGCAATGATACTTGCAATGATAAGGCCCGGTAAAAGATATCTTGTAGGTAAAAGTTGGAGTGAAATTGAAAAGGAAGTATGGATTAAAGGTGACAACGAAACGTACTCCTTTAAGAAGTCTCACGCATATAGTTACGCAATGGCTATAATTGTTCAATTAAATAAGTTAGTCAGCCTTCTTGACTAGTTGAATTGTTCTTCGCTTAATTCTTTTCTTAACTAAATTATGTGTACTGGTCACTGGACCAAACATAATTTCTATATCTTTGTTATTGAATGTTTTTAAACAATTTCTAAATTCTCTCATCTCATTAAATAAAAACACATCGATTGGAATTTGCCGATTACTTTCCCACCACCATGTTTCTCCTAATTCTACAAATTGTTTTTTATCTTCTGGTGCTATTAGCACATTATAATCATAGAAAGAGGTTACCGAGTTGTCTTGATTCTGAACTATACCAAAGTATTCTTTCTCACCATAAGTAAGCATAGTAAAGAAAGGAAACTTTTCTTGTATTTCCTGTTGGTCCTGCATATTTTTATTTATACCTTTGTAGATAAATACATTATAAGGAATGAACATGTATGAGCAATTTAACACTATTAATGTATCAATCAAACACACTGAATCTTGTAAAGAAGCAGGAAAATTATTATGTGGATAACAGAAGTATGAACAGAAAAGAATTTATAGTACACAAAGGTATGGACAATATTGTGTACATCAATATCACAAATCAAGATAGAAAAAAAGAAAATGTATATAACAACGAGATACAGGCAGACATTATCAAATACTCTACTAACGAAAAAGTTTTAACAAGATTTGCAGTACCTGGACTTAATAAAGGTACAGCAGAACTTAAACTATCAGAAGAAGATATGAATTCTTTAGTGGAAGGGCAATACAAAGTTTCATTTAAAAATGTTGCAGATGATGGCACTAAGACTCCAATCTATTCAGATTATAATAATGGAATACTTTGTACATTAATAGTAAAAAATGATGCAAATCCTTCGCCAGTAGCAACACAGGTTGCAAATGTGTGGAATCAAACCGGTAATACAGATAATGGCGATGTTGCAAATGTATTTACAAGTGGTTCATTCGAAGGCAATCAACACAAGAACTTTAGAGATGCTACTCACACCATAGGTATATACTCAAATACATTTACTGGAAATGTGTTTGTGGAAGGTAGTTTAAGTTTACAAGCACCTTCAAGCGATGATTCAAATTGGGCAAGTGTACCTGTAGTAAACAATTTAGAAAGAATACCAATGGCAAATGTGTCTGGTGTAACTTATTACAGTTTCACAGGCAACTTCAATTACTTAAGATTTAAATATTCCCCTGGTCCGACCAATTCAGGATCATTTGATAAAATTCTTTTAAGAAATTAAATAACAATATGCATAAATTAAACAATGGCATTCATGCCTGTGTGTTTCCTACCCGGTGTGGGACCAGATGGATAGCACAGAAATTATTTGAAAACAAATTATTAGATTATGCCGCACCTAATCATATGTTCGACGATAAAGAATACGATAGCAATTTACAAAATATCATGTTTGTGAGAAATCCATTTACTAGGGAACGGAGTATATTTAGGTGGAAGGCTATAATACAAAAAGATATATACGAAAATATCACTTTTAGTGATTATGTAAACAGCGAATTGTTTTACCACGAGCCATCATTTGTAGGAACATACCAAAACAACATCAATCTAATTGATAAATTTGTACATTTAGAAAATATAACTGATTTTTTACACAAAACATTTAATATAACTACTAATTATACTTTAGACTATTACATACCAGCAGATGATTTAGATGATGTATCTGCATTTGATAATAACATGAAAGATCGTGTCCTAGACAAGTATGCACAAGACATAAAACTGATAGATTTTAACTTGACTTCATACATATAATCTAGTATAATAACAGCAATGGAGCACTCTGACGCAATACAACAGGTACATGAGTTACTGACATCTCACTTGCCTCACAAACATAAAAAGACACCTGCTGGTTGGGTGACTTTTAATTGTCCTATGTGTAATGACAAGCGAGGTAGGGCAGGAGTAATATCCACAGGTCCTAAAATTGCATACAACTGTTTTAATTGTGGGTTTTCAACTGGATGGAGTCCTAGCAAAAAGATTGGCAAAAAATATAAAGACCTTGTAGTAAAGTTAGGCGCAACTAATGAAAGTGTAAAGAAACTTGTAATAGAACTTATGAAGATTGAAGAGTTTGATAGCGAACTCGACGATATTGTAATAAAATATGAAAAATTTAAACCAGTAGAATTGCCAAATGTAATTAATGTAAGAGATGTTCCGCAACTACCGTACAACGAAACATATGAAAAAATAATGTTGTATGCAAAAGAAAGAAAACTGTTAGATACAAATTATGATTTGTTTATTTGCGATGACTTTATGTTAAAAAATAGACTGATTATTCCTTTCTATTACAATCAAGAAGTGGTAGGATATGTAGGTAGACATATAAATCCGCCTACAAAAGAAACTCCCAAGTACATAAACAATAGTCAAGCAGGCTATGTGTTTAACATAGACAAATACATATACTCAGATAGAGAAATTGTTGTTGTAACAGAAGGTGTTATTGATGCTATACTGATAGATGGTATCAGTGTGTTAGGTAATACCATGAATGAAAGGCAAATACAACAGATAAATTCGTTAAATAAAAGAGTAATACTTTGTCCTGACAGAGATGCACCAGGCAAAGATTTGATAAGGCAGGCCGCTGAACTAGGGTGGGAAGTAAGTTTCCCACCTTGGCACACAGACATCAAAGATGTAGGTGATGCGGTACTCAAATATGGCAGACTTTTGACATTATCCAGTATAATTAAATATGCTGTCGCAAATAAAATTAAAATTGAAGTACAGAGCAAAATGTTATGAGTGATATAAAAGAATACGGCGAAGATATACAAGAACTGTTTCTAAGATTTTTAGTTACAGATCCTGATGTATTTGTAAGGGTGAACAATATTGTCGAGCCTTATATGTTTAATAGAAAATACAGAGAAGCAGTAGAGTTCTTAAAAGATCATGCAAACAAATATAACAGTATTCCAACATTAGAACAACTCGAAGCAGTAAATGGTATTGAATTAAAGCCAGTAGAGGATGTTCATGAAAGCCATATGAATTGGTTTATGGATGAGTTCGAGACATTCTGCAGACACAAAGCATTAGAGAAGGCAATACTAGACAGCACAGACTTACTAGAAAACAAAGACTATGGTAGTGTAGAAGCACTTATCAAAGAAGCAACTGGCGTAGGTTTAGTAAGTGATTTTGGCTTAGACTATTATGAAAATCCCAAAGAAAGATTACAATGGATCAAAGATCAAGCAGGAGCAATCAGCACAGGTTGGAAAAAGTTCGATCAAAAGTTATATGGTGGACTTAATAGGGGAGAACTTACAGTATTTGCAGGAGGTTCTGGTGCAGGTAAAAGTTTGTTCTTACAGAATTTAGGTGTGAACTGGAGTCAAGCAGGACTTAATACTGTATATTTGAGTCTAGAATTGAGTGAACAACTGTCAAGTATGCGTATTGATGCTATGGTCAGTGAATATGCCACCAGAGATGTTATGAAAAACATGGATGATGTGGACTTAAAAGTGCGAATGAAGGGCAAAGGTGCAGGTAAATTCCGCATAAAACAGATGAGTAATGGCATAAATGCCAACGATATTAGGTCGTTTTTGAGAGAATATGAGATACAGACAAATATAAAAGTAGACGCATTATTAGTAGATTATTTGGATTTAATGATGCCAATTAGTGGAAAAGTGTCGCCAAGTGACTTGTTTATTAAGGACAAGTATGTATCTGAAGAGTTGCGTAACTTAGCAGTAGAATTAAATGTATTATTAGTCACAGCATCGCAGTTAAACAGAGGTGCAGTAGAAGAAATAGAGTTTGATCACAGTCATATTGCAGGTGGTATCAGTAAAATACAAACAGCAGACAATGTTGTAGGTATATTTACAAGTAATGCCATGCGAGAACGTGGTAGATATCAGATACAGTTTATGAAAACACGTTCAAGTAGCGGTGTTGGTAGTAAAGTGGACTTAAAGTTCAACCCAGAAACACTGAGAATTGAAGATTTAGATGAAGACGAAGAATCATATGACACCATTAATACTATTTCGATGACCGACACATTGAAGCGATCTTCTGCAATTAGAAGCGATGAGGACGCCACTGAAGACAATGTTGACATAGTACAACAAGGTTTGGAACTTAGGAATCTCCTCAAGAAGAAGTAATTTAGATAAATATGCTTAAACGGAGATAAAATGTCCTTAAATCACAGATCAATCTTAGATGAATTAAACTCTATAGTTTCAGAACGAGACAAACTCAATGTAATTGAGTCTAGGGGTAATCATATTATAAAGAGTGCCTTAAACTTAATTGAACTTATTCAAGAAAACTACAATGAAGCAGAGGCATTAGACTTAGAAAGACGTCTAATTAATTCTATCAAAGGTAATAGACCAGAAAGATTTGTTAAGGGCATACAGATTATCAAAGAATCAAGGTCAAAAACTAATGAAGATTAATGAAGTACTACAAGTAACAGAGACTGCCGTAGACGATCAACAGGCTTTAAAGCAAATTCTTAACCAATATAGTAAACAACAATCTTGGAAAGAAATTCAAAAAGATCCAAAAAAACTTGATGATGAAAGAATTGTCGACGGTATTAAATATAAAGGATATGTAGACACTGAATTAAATACATTTTTTGTATACGACGAAGCAGAAAGAAAATTTGTTGTAGCAGACCCATCATTTACTAGACGTTTCTTTGGAAAAAACCTAGGTAGTAGAATGAGCAATATGTTTAATTTTGGCTCTGAGGATAAATCTGTAATGGATAGATTTAGAGACATGTTTGATTTTAACGATCCATCATATGCAGGAGCCGGTGAAAGAATTAAATATGCAAATACAAAAGGTATGAGAGGAAGACTTGCCAGAGGTGGTGCAACTCTTGGTGGTGCATTAAGTAAAGGTGCAAGAGGCCTTGCAAATTTAGTGAAAAAAGATAATAGTAAAATTAATCAAGCAGAAATTAAAGATGCATGGGAATCAGTATATGGTATAAAAGCACCAACACCTGGATCATCTGTTGTGTTTAAAACATCAGATGGTAAAACAATGAATGCAGAAGTCATAGGTCTAGTAAACGATGATAGAGATGGCGACGGTGTACCTGACATACAGATCAAAGGATACTTTGATCCTCTTAGACCAAAAATACCAACCACAACATCCGTGGCAAGTTCTCGAGTATTAACTGTTAATGGTCAACCATTAACTAGACAATCACCACAGAATAAAGTAGTGGACCCAGGCGCAATTTAATGAGAGCAATAGATCTTACAAAAGGCTATTTAACTGAGTGTGTGATTTATCACAGATTAGATGAAAGCAAAAATACACACCTTGAGCATTTAGAAGATCTAATTTTTAATGACGGTCTACCAGGCGGTCAACAAGCAATAAAATATCTACAAAGTTTTCACGAAATGCTTAAAGGTAGTGCAAAGACCAAATTCAACTTAACAACAAAATGGGACGGTGCTCCGGCAGTATTTGTAGGCACTGATCCAGCAGACGGTAAATTTTTTGTTGGTACAAAAAGTGTATTCAACAAAAGAAATCCGCTTGTGAATAAAAGCATACAAGACATCAAAGCAAACCATGAAGCAGAAGGTTTGCAAGAAAAATTAATTAGTGCCTTTATGCATTTACAAAAACTAAATTTTAAAGGCAAAGTAGTTCAAGGCGATCTACTTTATACTGACGACAGCATATCAGAAGCAAATATCAAAGGCGAAGAATTTATTGTTTTTAAACCAAATACAATTATATATGCTATTCCAAAGAATAGTAATCTTGCTAAAGATATTTTACGTTCTAAAATAGGTATAGTGTTTCACACAGAATATGTTGGTGGTGGCGAATTAGCAGACTTGTCAGCAAAGTTTGGGTTTGATGCAAGTAGTTTAGGCAGTCATCCAGATGTTTGGCACAGAGATGCAATCATAAGAGACTACTCAGGGCAAGTAACTTTCACTGAAGATGAATCACAAGAGATGGTTGAACTCATTAACAATGCAGATCAAAACTTAAAAGCAGTTACAGATTTAGACTTTCTTAAGAATAATGAATTTGGAGATGACTTGAGAATAAGAATCAAGGCAAGTGTAAATAAAATTATCAGAGAATTAGTAGGCTTTGAACAAGATCCAAAAGTATTTGCTCAAAGATTTATTGCAGAGTACAAAGGTACACTGAAATCAGCAGTTGAAAAACTCAAAAGCGATGATGGTAAAGTAAGAAAAACAAAATTGATGCTCGATGGTATAGCATTTTTAGAAAGCAACCAAGAACAAATAGAAAAAGCATACGTTGTGTATTTAGATTTAATAAAAGCAAAAGAAATGATTATAAAAAAATTATCAACTATCAGACAAATAGATACTTTTGTACAAAATGACGAAGGCGACTATGATGTCACAGGTGAGGAAGGCTTTGTTGCAGTAGATCATATTGGAAACGCCATTAAATTAGTTGACAGATTAGACTTTAGTGTTAAAAACTTTGGCACAGGGAGACCAGGAGCATAATGGAAACATCTAAAGAACAAAAACAAGCACAATATAAATTCTTACAGGAACTGCAAGAAAGCAGACTGTATAGAACCACAGACGGATTTAAGCCATACAGTAAAGATGACATGGCAGAACTTTTAATGGTTA